CGTGCAGAAGCAACCAAAGTTGCAACAGAGTGGGCATCAACCACTAACTATGCAAAGTCAGTATTCTCAGGTGTTGCTGGCTGGTATGATCGTTACCCTCGCATTCCTTATGGGCGTGCAACGTCATACACAGAAAAGCATCCAGAACTATTTAAACTTGCATACCCATTCCTCCAAACACTGAATAAAGGTTTCAAGGAATTGCTTCCTTGGCGTTGGGCTAATCAGAAAGCAGCAGCTGATAAGATTGATCCACGTTTTCTAGTTCCTGATACAGTGTTTACTACTATTACAGTAAATAAAACATTTCGTACTGCGTGTCATCGAGACGCAGGAGACTTGGATACTGGCCTAAGTAATCTACTAGTGCTAGGCACAGGAGACTACACAGGAGGATACCTTGTTTTTCCGGAGTATCGAGTTGCTGTTAATGTGCGTCCTGGTGACCTTCTTCTTGTCAATAACCATGAAGTTATCCATGGAAATACCCCTATTGTTCTTAACAATCCTGATGATGCTACTTGTGAGCGTATTTCTGTAGTTTGTTATTTCCGTGAAAACATGCTTGAACTCAAGTCTTATGAATATGAAGCATTACGCAAACAGTATGTAGAAGAACGTCGCATGAATAAAGCGCATCCGTTACAGCGTCCATTATGGAATGGTGTATCGCCAGGAATGTGGGAAGATAAAGAATGGTATGATTATCTTCACGCCCATGGGATGACAGATCCTTATGGCAAGGCTGAAGAAGCAACACTTGAAGGATTCTTTTAATGCATTATGAGATTGCTATTCCATCATACAAGCGTCCAGAAACTATTAAGAAGAAAACCTTAAAGGTTCTGGAAAGTTACAACATTGATCCGTCACGAATTACAATCTTTGTGGCGGATGAAGAAGAACTTGCTAAGTATAAAGATTCTCTTAAGGGCACACCCTATCAGCGGTTAGTTGTTGGTGTTCATACTATTGGTGCTCAACGTAATTTTATTGAGAAGTATTATCCTGAGAGAACTAAACTCGTCATGTTCGATGACGATGTTGAAGAAGTTCAAAAGAAAATCAGCGAACAGAAACTTGGTCGTGTTGAAGATCTAGAAAAAGAATTTATCATTCCAGGATTTGAAGAATGCGAAAAAGTAGGTGCGAAGACTTTCGGGATTTATGCAGCCTCAAATGCTTATTTCATGAAAGAAAGAGTTTATACCAAACTTTGTTACGTTATCGCTTCAATGTTTGGCGTTATCGTTGAACATGATCCATTCCTAGAGCGTGTAACAAACCATGGCGAAGATTATGAATATTCTATTCGTCAGTATGTAAAGAATGGTGCTGTTGTTCGCTTCGATTATCTTACAGTTAAATCAAATTATTACAAAGAGGATGGCGGATTACAGACAATCCGCACTAAAGAATATGTCTATGAATCTATTAAAAAGATTGCAGACATGTTCCCAGATTTGTGCACGATGTATATTCGCGAGTCAACTGGTAATGCTGAGTTGAGACTAAAGGATATGCGTAAAGAAGTTGGTAATACATTGGAGAGCTTTTTCGGATGACCAATACATATAAATTTCAGAATGGTGACTATTATGGTCAACCGCTTTCTGCGTCAGGCAATATTTCTGGCGCAACTGCTTCAACTTGGCCACCTAAATATAAGTATAAGGAAGATCAGATTATTCGTGACTTCCACGCCTATATAGATAAGACGTATGGGCAGCATTATATGACTGAAGAAGAGAATATAGAATGTTTCGATGTGTGGCTTGCTCTTGGCGATTCTATGCCTACCTTCCGAAACACTGCTATCAAGTATCTTTGGCGCTATGGTAAAAAGCATGGCAGCAATAAAGACGACTTGCTAAAAGTTCTTCACTACGTTATAATGATGCTTTACGCAGACCATTATAAGGATAAGAAATGAAGACTCTCGAAGAGTACGAAGAAGAAAAGAGAACGATAAGAGAAAAGTTTGGCACAGGTATTCAGTGTCCAGCTTGTGGCGACGAATTAGTTTTATCTGAACCAGGTTCCATTTTACTTACGTATCCTCCTCGAAAGAAAGTTCATTGTAACACTTGCAAATATCATAATACTATTACATCATAAGAAAGGTATATTATGGAAATAAAGATCCCGATTGAGAAACTAAGAGAGCGTGGCTTATTCGTTGCCACTCCAATGTATGGCGGGCAATGTGCTGGTATGTTTGCTAAATCTTGCGCAGACTTATCCGCTATTTGCACCCAGTATGGTATTCCTCTTCAATATTATTATCTGTTTAATGAATCGTTAGTTACACGTGCACGTAATTATTGCTGCGATGAGTTCATGCGTTCTACTTCAGAACATATGATGTTTATTGATTCGGACATTGGATTTAATCCTCAAGATGTTATCGCTCTTATGGCTCTTCAGGCTCAGGACGAAGATCTATATGACATTATCGGTGGTCCATATCCTAAGAAGTGTATCTCTTGGGAAAAGATTAAGCATGCCGTAGATAAGGGTGTTGCTGATGATGATGCCAGTGTTCTAGAAAAGTTCGTTGGCGATTATGTGTTCAATCCAAAGGGCGGGCAGCAGTCTATTCCTCTTAGTGAACCAGTCGAAGTTCTTGAAATTGGTACTGGCTTTATGATGGTTTCTAAGAAGGCCATGAAGAAGTTTGAAGATGCGTATAAGGATCAGTATTCTTATAAGCCAGATCATGTTCGTACTGAACATTTTGATGGTAGTCGTGAGATCCTACAGTATTTCCAGGCAGAAATTGATCCTGTTTCTAAGCGTTACCTTTCAGAAGATTATTGGTTCTGTCAGAAGGCACAGGCAATTGGTCTACGTACATGGTTCTGCCCATGGATGAAGATGCAGCATGTTGGAACCTATATCTTTGGTGGTTCTCTTGCTGATCTTGCAAGTATTGGCGCTTCAGCTACTGCCGATCCAGGCCAGTTGAAGAGCAAGAAAATGATGAAGTCTCAAAACAAGTGATAGGAGAAATATATAATGAAGATTGATACTAATACAGTTAATGTTTTAAAGAATTTTGCTAAGATCAATCCATCTATTGTTGTTCAGGAAGGTAATGTCCTCAAGACTATTTCTCCTTCTAAGACAATCATGGCAAAGGCTAAAGTCCCAACAGAGTTCACTCAGCGTTTTGCTATCTATAAGCTAGATGAGTTTATTGCTCTTCTATCAACGTTCACTGATCCAAACCTACGTTTCGAAGACAAGCTAGTTTATATTTCGGAAGATCGTCGTACCAGCCATTATACCTATGCTGATGAAAGCACAGTTACTAAGGCTCCTGATCGTGAAATTAACTTGCCTTCTGTTGACGTTACCTTTACACTAAAGGAAACTGATCTTCGTGAAGTTGAGAAGGCTGCTGGTATTCTTTCTCTTCCTGAAATCGCTGTTGTTGGCGATGGTAGCAAGGTTTATCTTGTTGCAACTGACAGCAAGAATACTTCTTCAAAGGATTTCACTGTAGAGATCGGTGAGACTAATAAGGCATTCAAGGCTATCTTTAAGGCTGAGAACATCAAGATTATTCCAGGCGATTATGAGGTAAGCATTTCCTCAAAGGGTATTTCCCTATTCTCTGGTAATGATATTGAATACTTTATTGCTGTTGAGCAGAACTCAACTTTCTAATAGTTGGGGACTTCGGTCCCCTTCTTTTTCTTTATATTATGAGGTGAATGATGAACGAAGAATTTTTGTGGGTAGAGAAGTATCGTCCAAAAACAATCGAAGATACTATTCTTCCTTGTGATCTGAAGGCAACATTCCAACAGTTTGTTGATCAAAAGAATATTCCCAATCTTATTTTATCTGGAACAGCAGGTGTCGGCAAGACGACCGTAGCACGTGCTATGCTTGAGCAACTTGGTTGCGATTATATCGTCATTAATGGATCTATGAATGGTAACATTGACACTCTCCGCAACCAAATATTGGACTTCGCCAGCAGCGTATCTCTTTCAGGTGGAAGGAAATATGTCATCCTTGATGAAGCGGACTATCTTAATGCCAATTCTACTCAGCCCGCTCTTCGCAACTTCATGGAAGAGTTCTCAAAAAACTGCGGCTTCATCCTTACATGCAACTTCAAGAACCGTATCATTGAACCCCTACATTCAAGATGTTCGGTAATTGATTTTAAGATCAGCAAGAAGGCTATGGCCAAACTTGCTACGCAGTTCTTCAAGAGACTAACTTTTATTCTTCAATCAGAAGGAGTTGAGTACGATCAGGCGGTTGTTGCTGAAGTAATTAACAAACACTTCCCAGATTGGCGTCGTGTTCTTAATGAGATTCAGCGTTATTCTGCAACAGGTAAGATTGACTCTGGTATTCTAGCCAATATGTCAGAGGCATCTATTAAGGATCTTGTTAATCTTATGAAAGACAAGAACTTTACTGAGATCCGTAAGTGGGTTAAGAACAATCTAGATACAGATGTTAATGCTTTGTTTACTCAGTTCTATGAGTATTGCGCAGAGTTAGTTACCAAGTCAACTATTCCAGATTTGGTTCTTATCCTAGCTAAGTATCAATATCAGAATGCTTTCGCTGCTAATACAGAGATTAACTTTGCTGCATTTTGTGCAGAAGTCATGGTAACTTGCGAGTTCCTATGAGTAAGTTCGTCAACGTATTAGGGGAAGTCAGAGACTTCGAGAAAGAAGCAGTAGGTTTCTTTGGGAATTGGGCTAAACATGCTTTGGAGAACAAGACAGCTAAACCAAAATACGACTGGCGGTATGAGAATAGTATTACGAATGGGAAAAAACCAGTCGAAATTGATGGCGATTATTCTCAGTGGAGAACCAATAATATATTATCGAATTACCGACAGACTATTCTATACGCGAATGAGATGAATATCAATTATGACGTAACTGATCAGATGCATTATGATAGGTTATATTATGGTATTCGTAAACAAAAAATGTATAGTAAACCAGAAACTAAAGAAGAAAAGAAAGCTAGAGAGAAGCAAGAAGAACTCCACGACTTAATTTCAAACTACTATAAATATAATGCAGTTCGCACAAAAGAAGCGTTAAAGGTTCTTACGGCGGAGCAAATCGAAATTATAAGAAATAAGAACAATAAAGGTGGAGTCAAATGAATGAACTTCTAGATTCTTTAGTTGAGGTGAGAATAGCCGAAGAAGAAGATTTCCTAAAGATCAAGGAAACACTAACTCGTATTGGCGTTGCTTCCCGTAAAGAGAAAAAACTTTATCAATCTTGTCATATTTTTCATAAGCAGGGCAAGTATTATATCGTCCATTTCAAGGAAATGTTTTTGATTGATGGTAAGCCATCAAACTTTTCCGAAGAAGATATGGGCAGACGTAATAAGATCATCGATCTATTGCAGGAATGGGGATTGTTAAAGGTTGTAGAACCTGAAAAGATTTCCGAACCAGTAGCTTCTATGAGCCAGATTAAGATTATCAATCACAAAGAAAAGAATGATTGGATCTTGGAGGCTAAGTATAATATGGGTCGTAAGAAAAAGTAACTGAAGGGATTATATTATGTGGCCATTTAAGATTGAGAAAAAGAATAATACACCAGCCGATGAAAAGCTAGAACAGATTAGAAATATTCTGTTCCCTCCTTGTAAATTAAATGAGGAGATGGATAAAGACGGCAGTATATACAAATGGCAAGTTGATTATTCTGTTGACATGAATCTAGATGCAGCTTTGACAGACCTGGAAGAAGGGCATAACGACCAAGCTGTTCATAATACCATAAGGGATATTTCTAAAAGACTATATAGTATCAGACATATACTTGATGCATATATGGAACTCGATCCTGAAGCCAAGTATATTATGGTAGAGAGCAGTAAGGATACTATGGATGACAGAGAAATCGATTGAAGAAATACATTTCGTTAAGTATTCAGAACTATTGCCTATAGTATTAGAAGCAGTTATAGATTCTAGATACAAGTATTTAAAAGAAATGGACTATGAAAATCATAGTTATGCTAGACAAATACTCGAGAACGAATACAAACCTTCAGTAAAAAAGCTCAAAGAGATACTAGATATTATTGCTTGACTTTTTCCAGGAATAGGGTATAATGAGCATAGTTAGGAGAAACCTATGTCTATGCATATCCTTCCCGCTTACTACACAACGACTGTTAGTAAACGTAAGCTCAGCCGTAAGAGTAAGGCTAAGTCCAAGGTAATATCAGACCACGATAAGTGGTTGATAAACAAAGGATTGCATCCCGATCAGATCCGTCTGAAAAAAGATAAAAAAGTGCTTGACAAAATGTTCCGTTCGGGGTATAATGATTCTATGATGGTTGATCGTTCCACCCGTTCCTATGACAATAAACAGCTAGTCGCTGGGGATTGTCCGAAACGGGATATTATGACCAATCTTCACAAAGAACCAGATCACGTTCAGAAGGAGATCCTGAGGAAAGCGAGTCTGGTGATGCCGCTCTATAATAAAGGCGGACTACAATATGCTGGTCCCGATGTCGATTTGACGACCGTAGGGACGAAATCCAGGAGAGGTTAGTATGGCTCAGGTTAAGCTAAGTGATGTCTTTATGAATGTCTCAGAGAGCGTTACTTTGAATCGTTACGAGAATGGTTGGATGGTCGAGGTCTCTGGCAACGATCATGATGACTCTTGGCAGAATAAAAAGTTTATCTTCCCCGACCTAAAAAATGTCTTGACTTTTGTGGAAGAATATAGTAAGATTAAGTTAAGCTAGGAAAAGGAGTTACGGATATGGACATGGTTCAAGTTCAGCTTCAAGACGAGACTGGTAACTGGCGTACTTATTCGTGCACTCAGAATATCCCGCAGCTTTATCGGGATAATATGCGACAGTTGCAGTGGCAGTTTCCTAATGCCCGTATCCGCACTGTCGATTCGAATGGTCGTGTAATCGACATCTTTTAATAGGAGATAATATATAATGGTTCAGAATGCAACTCAGTTTGATAAGGTGTTTGAGGCTCTAGTTAATCGTGGCGAGGAACTGTCTGCTGCTCAGATTAAGTCTCGTTATGGTGCAGGTAATCCGCACGATCTTATTTACAAGATTCGTCAGATGGGTTACGCAGTTTACCTAAATAATCGCACCGATTCTAAGGGTCGTGTCACTCAGAAGTATCGCGTAGGTAAACCAAGTCGCAAGCTAGTCGCTGCTGGTTACCGAGCATTGGCCGCTGGTCTCTAATTAAAGAGGGCGGTCCTAGTGGCCGCCTTTTTTCTGGGAGTGTGTGTCCGGAATTGGTTACGGCAAGGTCTGCAAAACCTAAAATATGTGGGTTCGAGTCCCATCACTCCCTCCAATAACACTTAGATAGGTACAGGCTCGTGCGAGCAAGGCGCCAGTAAATACTGATGCTCAAACCTTGTATCTTTATCCGTGGGCTCTGGTTGCAACCATCTCCGTCCGAGATATAGTAAACCTGTATCTTTCTAAGTGTTAT